GTTTTCCACTGCTTTTCGATGATTGCTTTGCCGAAGGTCTTGGCGTATTCCACCAGCGCCTCCACCGTTACGGCCATAACAAGTACAAGTACGATCATGTTCATTGTCCTTTTCCTTTCTATCCGTTTCTGATTTTAAGCGTTTCGCAGCGCCGGACGATATCTCCCACAGAATGGTCGCCGTCGCCCAGCGCCTCGTATTCCTTGTAGCAGCCTTTCAGCGTTTCCATACCATACGGCGGAATTTCTCCGGCCTCAAGGTAATGCAGGCCCAAATCGATGATTTTCGCGCGCAACAGCATTTTCACGCCGCGCTCCACAGCTTTGTCCTTTTGATTTGTGTTTCGGATGCGCGCCCCCGCCCACCCGGCAAACGCCGTTACGATGGGCAGAAGCGCCGTAAACAGGTTTTGGAGGAAGTCCCACACAGCCTATACCTCCTCGTAAGTTTTCTCAAAGATATCCGGCTTGCAAGGATAGAACTCACCGTTCACCCCGCGGATGATATAATCGCCGAGCTGTGCGGTCATCGTTCCCTCAAGCGTACCAATACGCAATGTTGGTGCTGTGCCCGCATAGCTTATGCGGACCGGGTCAAGCCCGAGTGCAAGCAGCGCGGAAATGCACTCTGTAGAATAATCAAACCTCACAGCTTCCACTGTAACAGGCTTTTTTTGATATTGAGCCACATCTATACCCCCGCGACGTATGCCTTTACGTCTGCAAGACGCTTGTCCGCTTCATCGGCGCGGGCGTTTGCTGCTTCAAGCTGCGCTTCCAATTCCGCCGTGTCTTCGCCGCCGCCCTGCGCCACACAGGCCGCGAACGCATCGCCCGGGGAAAGCGTCACAAGCTGGCAGCGGTCGGCCAGCACGGCGGCGTAACGCTGCACTCCCGCCACGAAGATGCGAACCCAGCTGTACCCGCCGGAGTTGCCCACCTCGGCCTGCACCGGATAGCATGTCCCCTCGGTCAGCTTGCCGCCGTTATAGGCCTTGTCCACCGCATTCACATCGGGCGCGGTGAACACCTCGCACTTGCCGCTTGTCACCTTCAAAAATTTCATGTCGTTGTCCTCCGTTTCGTCGATTGCTTCGCCATATGTCCCCACAGCGTTGGGGTGCCCAGTGTATGCCGTAGGATCAAGCCCCGCCCCGGTGGTCGTGGCCCGCACCTCGAAATGGCAGTGTGCAAAGGGCGGGCTTGCCAGCGCCGCGTTGCCCGTGTTGCCCATCACCGCCAGCGCATCACCGCTTTTCACCCGCTGGCCCACGGATACCAGATTCCGCGCGTTGTGGCAGAAATACAGGTAGTTCACCGCGTCCGGCGTCTGGCCCGCGTCCAGCTCCACGCACACATACCAACCCCATTCCCACGTTTTGCTGCCTGTGGACTTGTCCACTTTGCGGGCCGTAATAACCCGCCCGGAAATGCTTTTGCCCTTATAATCAGGCATCAGGATGGTGGTGCTATCTAATCCTTCCTCATCACTGCCGCCGTGCCAGCCCTTGCCGTTGTTTCGGGTATAGCCCCACCGGCTGTACCCGTACCGCACCCGCGTGCGGCCCTTAAAAATAGCCATATATCATGCCTCCTTTATGACACTTTGATTCTTTGTAAATATGTACTCAGTTTTGCGCCATTGTCCACGCACGTTGTGAAGCACACAAAATACAGTCCGGTGAGCTGCGTGGTGTCCAGCGTCACAGAATGCGGTCCTGCTGTGTTAAAACTGATACGGCTACATACGCCGCCCGTCGCCGAGATGGGCTGATATTTATTTTCAAACCTCTGCGTGACACCCATGCTTGCGTATCCACCGCCCCACATCTCGGAGGCGGTAAAAATAGCCGTCAGCCCGGAAATGTGCGTCAAATCTATCTGCTTCACCGTAGACACAAGTACGCCCTGATAGAGCTGTCCATCATAGGGCATGTACGCTTTCATGTTGTCTGCATTGATGGTCAGTTGGCCATTCAGGCCAGATACCGCGCCAGGCGTATTGCCGAACCAATAATCATTGTGAGCCATATAGGTGTCCTTCTGCTGCCAGCCGCCCGTCCACTCGGTGATCTGATCCCCTGCATTGTACAGGTAGTCAGGGATACGCTGCCAGACCACGCGGCCGTTGAACAGTACCCGGGCACGGTCAAGACCGTTAAATCGGACATGCGCACTTTGCGGGATAAGCCGCCCGTTGAATTTCAGCCCCATCACTGCCACCAGATTTCAAGATCGTCGCCATTCATGTTCATGCTGAAGGTCTTGCCGCCGATCTTCAGACTGTTCCCGGCGGTCAGCCCCGAATATGTCCCGCTGGTATTGGCCTTCCCGTTCAGTTTGCTGTCGGTCTCGGATTTGGTATAAGAGCCCACCTGCGCGGCGGTTGTCACATGAGGGTTATTCTTGTCGCCCAGATGTGCGATGAGCGCCGACACCGCCGCGGCCAATTTACCAAAAGCTGTTGCCAGTTTCTCCCGCGGAGTGAGTGCCGCCGGAGTGACTGCGGGCGTGAACTCCGGTGCGACTGCATAGGGTACGTCATCGTCGTCCAGTTCCAGCAACAGGTTTGCGGCCAACGCGCCCCAGGCATCTCCCTGCTGTTGGACAGTACTGGACACCTCTACGGAAACATCCTCCAGTACAGCCGCGCCTTGCCGGTTGCGGAACGTCAGCCTGGGCTTCCCGTCCGCCTCCTGCACGATCATGTCTTTAAATGTACGCGCCAAATATGCCACCTCCCATAGAAAAGGCCAGTGTCTGCCTCGCGTTTTGTTCTGCCGTCAGGGCTGTGTACAGCCCCAGCAGCGCGCTCTCGATGCGGTTCAGGTCATCATAGTTCCATACGCGACCATTGGCTGCGTATGCCCGCGCCCTCTCCGAGCGGGGTGGACGGAACGTGTTGTCCAGCAGCGCGTCCACATTGTTATCCACGTTGGCAAAGAACTCCACATACGGAAATTCTGCCGGGCCATAGTCTGCCATATCTGCCAGAGGGAACGGCAGATATAGCTGCCGGGCCATGTCCCGCAGATGCAGAATATTACCTCGGATACGGACATAGTCAGGGTCGACCCTGACGGGGTCTGTTTCCTGCCAATCAGTTTTTGGCGTTATCCATGCCATCGCGTTCCCCCCGCTTAAATATCGCTTGCCAGCCGTTCTCCGAGCGTAACGGATAACTGACGCCCGTATACGGCCGGGGCTTTGCTGGTTTCTTTCTGTTTCTCGACCTCTTTATCCTCCCAGTCGCCCACAAGGGCGTATGCGGAAAAATCCTTATGCGCAACTCCGGTCAACTGTTCATCCGGTTCATCCGCCGTCTCGTTGTCTGGGTAATAGATGGTAAAGATTTCAAGGTTGTCGGGGACGATATCCGCCCGGATGGCGTCAAACTGTTCTGCATCCGCCCGGAACGTGAGCTGCACCGTATTGCGCCGGCGGTTGCGCATCATCCCTTCGCCCTCGTTGGGCTGCTCAATTTCATACTTGTGGCCGTTGGCCAATTTGATAAGGCTCATGCCGTTTGCTCCTCTCTGATAGGTATTATTAAGGGTTGCTTCGCGTTGAATCGGATGGCGCGGCGAAGCGTCGCAAGCTCATTATGCACATAGGTATTCCCGGTCACATCTATGGACTTATGGCCGAGGATTTTTGCGATGGAATGGATATCCACACCGTGCCGCCGCAACCATGTGCCATAGGTATGCCTGAGTTGGTGCGACGTTAGTGGCGGGATGGATGGATAAGCCCTGTTGAAGCGTTCCATTTCTCGCTTCAGCCGTGCGCTCCATTTCTCTGGATTCAGGGCGGCCCCATGCTCATGTACCAGGTATGGGCCGGGGCCATACATTTCCAGGCAGCGTTTATATGCCTGTATCGCCACATTCGACAGTGGATTTGTGCGAAAGCTGTCATTCTTCGGTGCTCGTTCAACGATCACCCCTCCTTTCTGCCGCTGAAGCTGGCGGGATATGTCATAGGCCCGTAGCCGTAGGTCGAAGTCACCGGAACGCCAGCCAGCCATTTCGCCGCGCCGTGCTCCAGTCTCAAGCAGCAATACAACTTCGGGCATCTTATTCAAAAACCACCGTTCTGCCGTCAGTATCTCCGCATCGGAGTAGACGGGTTTGCGTTTTACACGCTTCTTGCTTTTCAGTTTCTTAAATTTCGCCGGATTTTTATCGCACAAGTCGTTGTATATCGCAGTCTCAAAAATCGCGTTAAGACACATGCTGACTTTGCTGCACATACTCGGAGAAAGCACACCAGATATGCGGTCGTAAAATGCACCAACGCGCTCTGACGTGACGGCGAAAAGCGGGAGATCCCCGAACTCCGGCAGGATGTACTTATATACGGGGTCTTCATACGTAGTGTAATATGCTTTCGTGCTGACAGCGGGCTTCTTATAATCCAGCAGCCAGCGGCGCGCCCAACCGCGCACCAAAAATTCATCATCGCAGATTTTGCGTTCCGCATCTATTCCATGTTCTGTGAGATATGTGTGGTATTGCTGCTTTGCCTCCGCGACCGTCCGGCCACGAAAAGGGCGGGTGACTGCTTCGCCATCCGCCCTACGTCCAATGATGCCATCGTATTTTTTTAAATTTTTCTTGCCTTTCTTGCTTGCCATTTTACAGCCCTCCCAATAGCTTTTACTGCTATTGTACAGGCTGTTTGCTTCCGATGCTAATTTAGGTGCGAAAGCAGGCGCAAAAACTCACGCTCTCACGAATGCAGAATTGCCCGTGCTGAGCGGGGCCATCGTTATGCACAGTTCAAATGTGGGGACGAATATTCAGACAGTAAATGGAGTGTTTAAGCCAGCAATCACAAACAATGGGAAATATCGTGGCGGTGGCGAACTGGTGAGCGATGTCGGGACTAGTTCTGTCGGCCATTTTTCGTTAAACATAGGCGGAGGACAGGCTATGTCACTGATTCAGCCGTCGTTATATCTTAATTATTTGATTAAGGTATAAGCTTGGTTGACGGTTTTCGTGAGCTGCACCGTTTCCCGAAGAACCTGTGGTGACGGCCCCGGCAGGCTCTTGACGCACTTGAAAGCTATTACTTCCCTCTTGAGTGCCCATTAGGTTTTTATAATCAATTAAAGTCGTGTGGTTATGAGGTCCATTTTGCGCGGCTGTCAGGCTGACTGATTGAACACCTGCGGCCGCACCTAAATTAGCATCGGAAACTGATACCAGCTTCCGATGCTAATTGGGGATGTGCGGCGAAACGGGGAGAAACAGCTCATACACAGCTCTTGACTGAGATGGCAGAGCACTATCACGGCTTTAGAAACAACGATGGGCAACAGGTCCGGGCTTGGGTGATTGATGAATCCTCGAATGATTCGCTGGCGAACGGTTCAGGCTCCAAAGCCAGCGTAACATGGCAAACGATGAATGCCGGGAACAGCACTCCATTTAATGTCATGCAGCCGAGCCTATACCTTCACCACATAATTAAGATATAGGGATGGTTGCATAATACCGAGGTTCGTAAATGCTTTTTCTGCATTGGAAGTTGTGGTTGCGATATTGTCTGCATCCGCCCAGCTTTGCCAGTGTCCGAATCCCCATCCGGAATCTATTTTTACAGGGCCAATAATTGTATTCCCCGGCAGGTTATAATCCTGTATCGCAGCTCCTTTTGTTCCTACCTTCACGCCCGGCGAATTAGCATCGGAAGCAAACAGCCTGTACAATAGCAGTAAAAGCTATTGGGAGGGCTGTAAAATGGCAAG